GTTAGATCAGTGTTAACGATTTGCTGTGTTACATCTTGGCCGTATAGCTGATCAAATGCAGTAGTATCTTCGTTGGCATAACCATAAAGAGTTTTTGGTATAACTTGATCAGTTGCTCCACGAAGATTAACACCATAAAACTGTTCAATAGGTACTAAACCTACCTGAATATCATCAACGTCTAGTGGGCCAAATCCCCAGATTAATGCCATGCTAATAACGCTGGTATCCTGTAGGCTTTCTACATAAGGTGTAGCACCATGCACAGCAGTCATACGCACTTTACCAAGCACAACTGGTATGGCGCCAAAACGACTTATTTGATTGCTACTACCGTTAAATAAGTTTAGTGTTGCACCTGGGGTTTCTTGTTTGGGCGGTTTAATAGGGGCAATAGCATTGATTAATGCCATACCTGCCATGTTAATACCAATACCAGCAACTGCTGCCCAACCTGCAGCAGTACCAAAACCAAAAGTACTTACACCAGCTTGTCCTATAGTAGCTCCTATAGTACCTGGTGTGCCTGCTCCTGCAGTAATAAAAGTAACTGCAACAACTAGTGCTAAAGTCAACAACATTCTACCACTACTACCCCCGGCCGCAACAATTCTATAGGCAATAGTTTGTCCTGGCAGTAACTTAGTAGTTTGCCAATTTTGTTGTGCAATAGGAATACCATCTACTAAGATTATAATTCGTTCTAGTAGTCTGCTGCTTACTTTATACTTTTCTTGAATATACTGTGTAAGTTGATATACAGTAGTACCTGCGGGTGCCCAGTCTGTAACCACATTTTGCAACTGCAGCGGATGTGGCGTACCAGTTAGCTGAATTTCACCAAAGTTATACTGGTAAATGCCTTCTAGTCTGCGATTCCAGCCTACACTGTCTAAGCTTTCAATAACACTGTCCTGACCAGCACGTGCATGTAAAAACTTTTGTTCACCAACGTAAATGCCTATGTGCGTAGGCTCACCCAAAATATTAAATACACAAATATCGCCAGATTTAGGTTCTTGAGTGGCAATCCAAGATTCTTTGGTGTTAGTAACTAAACTTTTAACTGCTAAATCTTGACTACCCACATACTGATTATCTAGTGTGGGTAGTTCAATATCAAAGTGTTCGCGATATACTAGACAAGCCAATCCCCAGCAATCAATTCCGGCTGTAGTTCTGCCATTGTCCCTGTAGGGTAGTCCAACGTATTTATTATACCACATTAGAATAATCCTGGAAAATTTCTGGGTGTAAAGTTATAAGCAGGAAATGGTTCTGTATTATAATTAATCATGCCAAGCGTCAATGTAATACTTTCAGCATTGTAACTAGCACTGGTAATGTAAAATCCAGAAAAAGTGGCTTCCACAGTATTAAGATCTGCATTAGTATCATCTGTAAGTACTAGTTCTAGCAAAACTTTAACTGGACCTGTTAACTGTTCACGAATAATTTGTATGGCTTCTGGCGTAACAAAATTAAACTTAATACTACAGTTACTATTACCATCCTCGGTTTCACTAGGTAAGGAAATTTCCATTGGTAAAAATACGTAGTCATTTGCACGACTACGTACTCCATAGATAATTTCTGCATCAGTTTCACTAATACGTTTGTTAAAATTATCTGCTAAACGAATAACTACAGAAGTGCCATCAAGGCCATAAATCGTCAATAACATAACAACTGCTTGTTCTGTTTCTGATGAAAACATCGCACGGATAGCTGTTGCACTAAGTGTACTTAATCTGCTCATGGTAATACTTCAAAGACTAGGTCTGTTTGCCAATAACCTGGCGCTATATAAGTTAATTTATAAAATTCACCATCGCCTTGTGGTATAATTCTAACTTCTACTGTACTACTAGTACGTGGGTGTAAGAAGTTAAAACGTTTAGTACCCAACAGTGTAGTTTTTACAAAGGTTTCTAGTGTAGCTGCTTGTGCACTAGTAAGTATAAAAGCAACATTAAGTGTACTAGGTCTAGCACCACGTCTGCGCATTTTGGCAGGACCAATATCCATAGGGGAACGTAATACGTTAACCCCTACAGATTCAGTAAAACCTTTTTGTGGCACTTGCGGAAAAGGCGCACTAGGCCAATAAATACTTGTAGCCATTAATTATCTCCTAGCAAGTGCTGGTCTATTACCATAAGTATTAGACATAGACTGTTGTACTGGGCTGCCCTTAGTTGCAATTTGTTGTGCAACCACATCACCAACGATTACTTCAATTGTACGATTACCACGACTATCCATGGTTTCACGAGTTTCTGCTGGTTGACCACTGTGATTATTAACCACAACATTAACATTACTAGGCTCTGAACGTACTCCCAGATTGCCATTGCCATCACGCTTTAGGGGCATAATGGCTTCGGGTCCTGCTTCACCCATCATACCAGTTCCACTAGCAAATTTAAATAGTGTAGGACTATTTACTATTTCATTAGTAAATGCACCACCCATGGCAAATTTGTGAACTGGATAACCTTGATCAAAGGCTCCACCTTTAGCATATGAAGAATTAAAGCCTTGTATGCCATAATCATTAATTGGTGTACTAGTAGTAGTACTACCAAATCCTAAGAAATTTCCAGCTGTTTTTAATCCACTAATTAATCCGGGACGTGCAGCGGCATACATTGCTAAAGTTTGTTGCTTTAATTCATACCTGATCAAATCACTAAGCATTGAATCAATTAAGCCTTTAAAATTAAGTTTTCCGGTTTTGGCAAATTCTGCAATTGCATCGCCCATTCTTGAAAAACCACTTTCAAATATATCAATATAAGCTTGCTGTCTAGTAGATAATTCATAAGTTAAGTTAATAGCTTCAACTCTGCCTTTATTAGTTAATTCAATACTTTGGATTTGTCGTTGCCAGTAAATTGTTGCAGCGTTTTTTCTAGCGTCAAAATTATCTAAATCTTCTTTAGAGTATTCTTTTCCTTCCTTTCGCATTACATTTCTGCGAACGTCTTCGTCTCTTTCTATTTGTTTAAGCTCATCAGCCCTAGATTTTTCAGCATTAGCTAAATCTTTAATACCCTGCAAACTTGCTTCGCGTAATTTTAAAGATTTTTCTGCATCTTGTAACTCTTGTTCTGTATATAAGCCTTTTTTACTATTAATTTGTAGTAGTTGATTTTCTATACTAATATTTTGTTGTAGTATTTCAACCTCTTGAATTTTATTTCTAAAATCCCGTTCTCTAATAGTGGAATCTTTAGCATAGCTATTATCAATACGCTGTATTAATTGTTTAATAAAAAATAACTTTTCTTCAGCTGCTAAAAGTTTATTAGTATAATCTAGTTCTGTTTCAGCTTCAAAAGCTATATCTTTTGCCAAACTTTCTGCAGGAGTACCTTTAGATTCTTCTAATATTTTCTTAGCAATATTATTTTTTCTTTCAGCACTTTCACGTTTATTTGCAACTTCTAACCGATTAACTTCAGTTTCCAAAGCTTGTTGAGCTTCTAATGTTCCTGTTGATAAATAACTAACGCCAGTTTGTCTAAATTTATTTAATTCTTGTTCTAAAGCATTTAACTGCTGAGTTTTTGAAATCTGTTTTTGAGCCTCTTTAGTAGTATATTCGTCTATTTTTAATCGATCTTCAAAAGTTTTAAGAATTGTTTTATTTGCATTAGCTTCTTCAGCATTACTTAATGCTTTCTTTTCTAAGCCTTCGAGTTCTAATTTTTGCGTTCTTAAAGTGCTTTCATCAAAATTTTTGTTTGCACTTTTGCTCTTAGCTATTTGATCTTCAATTGCTTGAGCTTTATCTGCATAGTCTTTTTTAATTGATCCTTTAGTTTTTTCATAGTCAAGTTCTTGTTGAGCATTTTTTAATATGTTTTGATTAAATGCAAATGTTGAAGTATTACTAAGATTTAATTTTTCAGAAATTTGTAATAATTGATTTTCGTAATTAATTTCTTCCTGAGTACTGGCTTGTATTAATTGATCTAGTGCATATTGGCTTTGCCTACTAAGAACAATTCCTTTGCTAGTATTTTCTATCTCTTGTTGACTTCTTGCAACAGATTCATTATTTCTTTTATTATTTTGTGCAGAAACTAATTCTGTTCGTTGTCTTTGTTTTTCAGCTAAATTTCTTTCTAGCTCTTGTTTAATTGACGCAGCTAACGGCTCTTTAAGTCGGTCTTGTATACCCGCAATGTCACTATCTATTTTAAATAGTTCCGTAGCTTGTTTTTTAGCTGAAACTTGTGCCTCTAAGATATTTTTTCTAGATATTTGTTGTTCGGTAAGTACAGATAATCCTTTAGTTTCAAGATTAAATTGTTCTAAAGCAAGCTCTGCTCCACGCTCTTGTTCACCTAGTCTACCTGCTTGAAGGGTTCGAGATTCTGCTCCTTGTTGTACACGACCAAATGCTTGACGACTGGCTATTTGAGCATCAATATTACCACGTTGCACTTGCGCTCCTCGCATAGTACTTAGCGCAATTAACCCTTCGCGTCTAGCTACACCCTCTAGCTTACCCAAAGAACTTTCTAATGTTCTTTGATTTTCAGCACTAGAATCAGCTAAAAAGTTTTCTACTAGCTTAAGTTGTTCATTAATTACTTTTGCCTCGGGACCGCTTACTATTTTTTGTTCGTCTGCAGTTAGTGGACGTTTTTCTTGTTGAGCAAGTTGTAGGATAGTTTGCTTTTGATTTTCAGCTAAACTTTTTTCACCTATTATTCTACTTAATTGCGCTTCATTAACTAATTTTAAAGTAAGATCTAGCTGCGATTTTTGTAAATTTAAATCAGCAATATCTAATTTAGTAGTAGCCGCTGCAACACCTGCTCCACTAACTCCAGAAAGCAAAGACCTTGCACCTGCAATTTCATTTCTTTGACGTTCAATATTGGCTCTTTGGTTTAGCAAAGATAAAGCATTATTAATAGCACCACCAGTAACACGTTCTATATTTTCTTTTATGCCATTTAAAGCTCTGTCACTTACAGTTAGATTAATCTCAAGATTTTGCAATCTACTTTCAGCTTCTTTAATACCTTGCAAAGTTAATTGTCTTGTAAAAGAGCTTTGACCGCCTTTTGCTAGTGAAGCTTCTAATTGTCCTTTATTTTTACGAACTGCGGCAATTTCAGAATTAAGTAATTCAACTTCTTTGGTGTATTGTTGCAAAGGTTTTACATATTCTTTTAATTGTTCAGTACTTACACCTAAAAGCTCAAAAGCTTTAGGATTATTTAATATTTCTTGAAGTGCAATTGCAGAAGTTGCAGGATCTTTAAATAAGTCAGATAATTTTAAACTTGTATCTAACATAGTATTACCAAATTCAGTAATTGGATCTTTGTTAGCTAGAGTATTTACTAAATTTTGACCGGCTTTATTTGCAGCATCTAAACTATTTTTAAAATCTTGCACTTTGTCATTTTGGGCAATAATTGTATTAACTACGGGTGCAAGTGTTGCTTGTGCTTGTTTAGCTAACTTATCAACTGTAAAAGTAGTCTCGCCTTGAAGACGTTTTTCTAAGCCTGTTTCAGTAAGATTTCCTACTTGAAATATCTTTTTTAACTTTTCTTTAAGTTCTTCTTTAGCTGGGCCTTCAGGTATAAGCTTTATCTGAGCAATAATACCTTTTGATACATTTTCGCTAAAATCAGCTTTTACACCTAGATTTCCAAAAGATACAAGTTCTTTTATTTTATCCCAAGCACCTTCTACAAGGCTCATTTTTTGAATTGCTGCTGAGTATTTTTCTACTAAATCGTTTGCCTGATCTCCAAGATCTCGTAAACTAGTGCTGCGAGCATTTAAGGCTATTGCAGAAATAGTGTCTCCAAATTTTTTGCTTACACGTTCCGCGTTATCAATAGTTGAAGTATATGTTCTAGAAGCTTCTTCTAAACTTGCTAACTCTTTTTCAGCTTTGCTAAAGGCTGAGTATAACAATGTAATAACACCAACTAATACACCCACGATACCAAAAGCAGCACTTAATGCACTAGCAAATATACTTACACTAACAGCAGCAGCATAAAATGCGCCAGTAACTTGAGTGCGAAACTTATCCCATTGATTCATATCACGGGTAGTATTTATACGTTTATTAAGCTGGTCTATAGCATACCCAAAACCACCCGATTCAGTTTCGCTAGTAACTTCGGATAAAATGCTTAATCTTTCAGATCTAGCACCTGCTTTTCTGCTAATTACTTCCCTGGCCTTAGCCTCAGCATCAAATTTATCTGCTTTTGCATAGGCAATATTTTCTGCATCATTACGTACTTTTTGAGCTTTAGTAACAGCATCCTCAGCAGTCTTTCTTTCATTTAAAGCAGCAGTTCTGCGCTTTTCTATTTCTAGAGTTTTTTCTCCTGCTGTTTGATTGATTTTTTCTGCGTCTGCAATATATTTTCTATCAATATAATCTTGATCATGAACAGCTTTTTGTTTAGCTATTTTTGCTTTTTCTAGAATATCTTTATCACCAGCAGATAAATTGGTAACTTTTGATTTTTGATAGTCTTCGTCAATTTTATTAAACTTTAAAACAGACTGTGTATACTGACGCTCTGCATCCTGTAAATTTTTATTAAATTTAGGCAAATCATATTTTGCCTGAATTTTTTCAACAAATTTCTCACCAAAACTGGTATTGATATCTTCAGCTTTTTCTTTAGCTACTTTAGCTGCTTGTTTTAAATTATCCTGCCATTGTGTTAGTGCAGGAATTGCCATTGTAAGTAGCTTAGACGCTAATCCAACTAATGCTAAAGTTAAAAGACCTGAATTATTTGCCAATACACTAGCTAAGGGTCCAACAAACTTATTAATAAGCGATAAGCCTGCTTGAGTTAAATTTATAATAGAAGCTTCTAGTTGTTTATAAGGATTAGCTGGAATATCTATATCTTTAAATTTATCATTAGCTTCTTTTAAAACAGCATTAGCAAATGCTTGTCGTCTTTGAAAATCTGTTAATGCAGTAACTGGTTTACCAATACTACGAGCATAATCTTCAGTGGCTTTTTCAATTTTTGTAAAAATACCTAGTTCGTCTAATAATTCTGGTTCTAGCTTAGTAATACCACGCGTTAATCTACTAACCGCATCTGTAGCATCAATACCAAGTGCTTGGGAAGCCTTTTTTGCAGCATCACCAATTTGTAACATTTGTTTACTACTTAAACCAGCGCTAGTACCTTTTGCAACTGCAGACATTGATTCACGCAGACTAATTGCGCCGTCTGTAGCTTTTACAAAATTTTGAGCAAGAGCGCCTAGTGCAACACCGCTTGTTGCCCCTAGTTGATCTAAGCCTTTAATCATATTAGTTGTATCTAATGCATCTTTTAAGGCATTAAAAGCACTTACAGCAGCATAAGTATTAGCTGCAACAGTTGCA